TGTTCAGAAACGTGTAGCAGCTTGTCAGTACACCTCTCAGCAACCTCTTCAGGTGTGAATCCACGATTGTTGGTGGTCCTAACCTCAACGCTACCCACAGACATATTAAATGGCATATTGTTCATCTTGGTTCACCATCTCTATAACTGTCTTTTTTACTGAAAGCATCAATTACAGAAAGCTGCCTTAACGCTGTATCGTATCTTTCTTTATACTCATTCATTATGTCAGGCTCACCCTTCATGAAGGTGTAAGCCTCTAACAAAGAGCCATAAAGCAATACAGAATCAGCGTTGTCACCGAGCCAAGATGTTGAAGTAGACACTATAGACGGCGGTTCATAGTAGTAATGAAGTTCCACAACGTAATTAGCATTAGGGGTTGGTCCAACAATGAAGTGACCATGAGTGCCAGCAGCTATAGCATCACCATCGAACTGAGCGTAATACAAAGGTTTTCCCTGCGTTGCCGATACTGGGAAGCCTTCTCTTATAAAGTTAACGTCTTTATCTAATAAATAAGTATATTCAGATGTGGTTGGATCAACTATAGCAATGGATGCAACAGCCAAGAAGTCTGATGGTCTTTGCAGATATTGATTTCCTTGAGTTAAGCTTCCAGTGCTGTTGGCTCTTACCTCAGGTATAGTTACGGTTCTAAATATGCGCTGTTCAGCTTGTTGAACAAATGTTGGAATTAAAGAAACAAATGTTGTTTCTTCATTCTCTGTATAATTCTTTATAGCTGCTGTAAGCTCTGTATAGTTCATCACTCAGCCTCATTGTATAAGTTGTCGAATATCTGCGTGACATCTAATGTGTAATCTAAATCAGATTTAGAATAATGTATATGCTGTGAAGGCTTAAAGTCTGGTGCGCCTTCTCCTGTTTCAAACCAAGCTGGATGGGTGACCCTTACCCTATTATTTGGTAGGGCAATTACATTACCCGTCCAAGGACCAGCATCTAGCAGTTGCAGTACATGAGCCTGTTTGTGCTGCGCTGGGTCATCGGCCACATCAGTGTCTGTATAATCCACAGTGAACATATACTTTGCAGGAAAGAAGTCACCAGCAACCTTAGCCATCCAAGGACAAGGCATAGCCCTGTCTAGGGTGTATACGGAGTGCGTGTGAGAGGGGCAGTCCCAAGGCTGTGCATCATGTACGGGCATACACTCAGGCCACTCAGAGAGCGGCTCATCGGCTACTAGGGCCGTTATGGGCATTCTAGCCCACATAGCCCCACCATGTACGTTCTCATCGTCTGTATCGTCTGTCTCACTGCCTGTGAAGATGACCTGAAAGCTAAGGCACCTATTGGGCATGGTCGTGACAGCTATAGCCATAGCGTGAAGGAACTCGCCGTGGTAACGCTCATGATTGACCGTATACTCACGACGAACCCAACATTTAAAGTGTGGTATGTTTCCTTGCAAGAAAGCCATTTAAGTTCAATTGAACCTTTCTAACCGTTGCGTGTAAACTTTTGAGGACGAGCTGCACCGCTACCTCTAGCGACACCACCTCTAGACATGGCCTTTACCTTGCCGCCCTTGGCGTAGCCCTTCTTCATCATCTTGCCGCCGCCCATCTTTTTAGTGACAGCACCACCAGACTTCTTCTTAGCTACTTTACCGCCAGCTTTCAGTCCAAACATTTCACTCATGCGTTTTTTAGCAGCTTTATTTTTTTCAGATGGGGTTGACCCAGCTTTTCCTTCTCTAGCTTCAACCATAGAGTTTTGACGAGCTATAAGTTGTTTCTTACGCCTTGCGGCTTGTTGAGCCTTCGTAAGCGCGCCGCCTTCTTTTTTCTTGGTGACAGTGCCACCCTTTGAATAACCTTTTTTCTTCATAGCCATGTCCAAATCTCCTATGGTGTGTTAGCCGTACCGCCCATTCCACTGTGGTTTGTGCAGTAATAATACAAGGTTGGTGCGCTGTTAGCTACATTTATCTGGACATATGCACCGGACTGTCCAGCCGTTCCTGACGTAGTTACGCCTGTAGTATATTCAGAGCCACCGCCATGTGTGCCATTAGCGGTAGTGCTAAACCTTAATGGGTGAGTGCCATTACTGGAGGCAGACTGATCAAACTTATAAATATTTCCCTCAGACAAGCTTAATGTTGGGCTTACGCTTCCATCTATGTAGAACTTATTGCCACTACCATAAGAATTTGTACCTGAAGCGACAGTAACTGTATAGTTGGTGATATTAGATGTTACGCTAGCTGAACCTATAGCAGATGTTGCAGAAACACCTGTTGCATTCGGACTATGTGGTAATGCTGATATACTTACAGAAACAGAGCCAACAAAAGAAGATACTTGATTCCCACTAAGGGCTATAGTTCCAGCAGAATTAATAACTACGGTTGCTGAACCAACACCACCCGTCATTAATATATTGCCACCAACTGGATTAAAGCCAAATATTCCACGGCTGTCATCAAATCTATCTGGCCTTGGGTTTCGTAAGGATTGAGGGTCAAATATCTTTAGACGCCCTAAGAAGTTCTGAGGCTGATCACCATCCCATACATCAGGCCCTACTAAAAACCCTGTAGGTGCGCCGTTGCTGTATTCTTCCTTTAGCTCATGCAAAGGGTATCTAAACCCTGTTTTGTCGCAAAAGCCAAATGCGTATTTACCCTTTGCAAAAGACATTTAGCCCCCAGTAACAAATGTGTTGAAAGGAACGAACTTAATAGATGCTGTTTCTGTATCTTCATTTGCCGCAAGTTGAAACTGAAATTCATATTCTTGTTTCAGAGTTGGTGCCATGCTCATAGCTTGAGGTTTCTTCTGAGCTATATAATAAGCAAGACCAGCCACCAGAGCGGGTATAAAGCGCGGTGGGATGGCAGCAGACCCTGATATGCCTGAGGACATGCCGTCTATGCCTACCAGCCTGTAATAGGCCACTGTATAGGCCGCTGTGCTGTCTGGGACGGGCCATAGAGTGAACTTAGTGTCAGTTGCCTCCCTTTGCACATAAATCTGCGTAGGACGGCCTGTGGTGTTCTTATTTGTTTGCTGCGCGTATGTAGCTACACTGGCCCTCTCAAGGGACGTATCAACCTGATTGGTGCCTGTGCCTGTTCTCAGTTGATGCTCTATAAGGTCTATGGTGTCGGACGGCATTGTATATGTCGCAGTACCAGCGGTAAGAGCCAATGTGCCAGCAGATATGGTAAATAAGTTCAAACCCCTGTTCTGCCATTCTAATGTAAGAATATTTAAACTACGGCGTATAGTTTTTAAATCATAACCAGAACGCATCTCAAGGCCAACGCGCTCATATGCTTCTTCAAATAACTCTGCTAGGTCTGGAACTACAACAGTCATGGCTTCTTCGCTTTCTTTCTACGTTTTCCGCTTGCGGTGGTAGACCATTTAACCCTTTTAGAGCTAGTTTTTTTTGATGCTTCAGATTTTGTTATCTTTGATGCTACTTTCTTAGGCCTACAAGCTGGGTAAGGCCTTTTGGACTTTCCCTTGGCAGACTTTCTGCCACAAGCTTTGCCTGTTTTGACATCTCTCCAATCTTCACCAAACCATTTTCCAAGACCACCCTTGGCGCTAGGTTTTTTTGCTTTTACTTTTGCTTTTGCCACGGGATGCTACCTTGTTGTTGCCACCAGACCAACCGCCGCCTTTGGATTTATACCATTTGGAAGCCCAAGCATTTGCATAAGCGGAAGGATAAACATCGAACTTCTTCTTAGCGGCTGATTTGGCTCTAGACCATAATGCAGGATTGCTAGGTGTTGCGGCTGACATTAGATTTCTTCCTTTTGCTTTGATAGTTTCTACTTCTGTTTGCGCTTCTGGACTCTACAGTGACACCATCTGCATTAGAGCCACCCTTGCTTAGAGCTACTTTATGACTGATGTCTTTACCTTCTCTTTTGTCGGCCTTGCCATTGCCATTAAGGTCAGCACTTGTGCTGTCCATCTTCCTTCTAGCCCGTTGGCGTTCCATTCTATCTGAATGTTCGCCTCTGGCCTTTTGGGTTCTGTACTCTTGCTGATAGTCTCTGACCCGACCCTTCATTAGACCATACGGCCTTTAGTCTTGCCTGTCCGACAAATACCATCGCCTCTTCCAACTTTTGAAACACCGCCACCAGCGTTCATCATTGTGGGCGAGATAACCTTTGTGGAATAATCACTTCCAACACTGGAAGTGCCAGCACCACCAGCGGCACCAGCAGCACCAGCAGCACCAGC